AGAGAGGTGGCAGAACTTCGTCGCCGCTATTCAAAACTTGCCACCTTGGACGACACCGACGCCATCAAACGGTGGAACGCCGGACAGATCGAACTCCTTGCCGTCCATCCTAAGTCAGCAGGACATGGACTTAATCTACAGCACGGGGGAAGCCACATGGTATTTCTGTCGTTGCCGTGGAGCTTGGAGCTGTACGAGCAAACGGTTGGACGGCTGCACCGTTCCGGGCAACTGCATGACGTCTGGGTTTATATCTTACTCGCCGAGAAGACAGTTGACGAAAAGATCTGGGCAGCCCTGCACGACAAACGAGCAATTTCCGACATAGCAATGGAGGCACTGAAATGAGATACCTACTTTTATTATTGACGGCGTCGGCGATGGCCGCCGAGCCAGATCATCTGACTTACACCAACGACATCAGCGTGCGCACGGTCTTGACACAGACCAAACCAAGCTGGTGTTTGGGTATGAGGATGGCGTTTGACATTGACGGGCTAGACCGTGCTTACTACGGCTGCTGGGTGCCCATGCAAGGTTTTGCGCACATTGAGATGCTTGACGGCAGCCGGCGGGTGATCGCACTAGATAAATTTACCAAACCAAAACAGGAGGCAGCAAAATGACGGACTTTACCAAATACGAAACGCAGCGTGAGATTCTGATCGACTACCTGCATGTCATGATCGCCCGTAGCGACTGGCATGGCGTCTCTGACGTTGCTAACGATCTGCGTGAGCTGGAGGCCGAACAACGTGAAAAGAATTGACTACTGGAAGGCCAAGCTAAAGGCCGCGCAGACTGAGGAGCGCATACGCCAGAAGGAATTAAACCAGATGGCCAAAGCGTTCGAGCGGGCGCTAGAGCAAGTGGATGACATACAGAAAAGGATAGAGCATGAAAAAGCAAAGTTGGCGGGGCCTGAATGATGTCTTAGCGTCATTGTCAGAAGACGAGGTGTTCGCGCTACTGACACAGGAGCAGCTGCATGAGCGCCGCAGCTCGCACCTGCAACGCCTGCACCAGCGCTACTGCGCCCTGCGTGACGCCCGTGAGCGGTTGGAAGTGATGGCCAAGGCGGTGCGGCCATGAAATGTATGCAGTGCGGCAGTAAAACCGTTGTTGTAAACACCATCCAGCAGCCAGGCGGCGTACGGCGGCAACGCAGGTGCCCGTCATGCAAGAACAATGCCTACTCAGCAGAGGTGTGGGTTGCAGGCAACGTAATGGTGGAGAAATCGATCTATACTAATGACGAGGCGGCGTTGATAAAAAAGAAAGTTGTTGACGTTCGCCGCGCAAACGAAGATAGGAGGAAAGACAATGCTACGTGACGGACATTTTATTAAAGAAGAGCCACCCAAGATCGGCGCGCATTATGTACCGCAGCTCTATCAAAAGCCATCTACGCCAGAAGAACGGTTCGTGCAGGACATTATGCTGGGCATTAGGCCCTACCATTCGTCGCCTGTGACCTTGCTTCTTGGCCGGCTGCTGAGTGTATGAAAGAGCTTGTTCTCGTCTACTACGCGGCGATTGTGGTAGCCACCGTGGGCTTTCTGGCGTTCTTCATACCAGAGCCACGGCGGCCTACTGCTGCTGAGTGCGGTGTGGCAGAGATCACGCCTGACATGTCAGCGCGCGACCGTGAGGTCTGCCGGCAGTTACGCCAGCATCGTCACCGCATGTGATTGCGCCTCTGCTACCCGGCGCATCCAACCTTTGCCGAAGGTTGCAAACGTCGGGAGCGCCTTATAGAACAATTCTTTTTCCATGCTGAACTTAGCAATTAAGTCCTTCTGATTGGCGTCTTTCAACGCCTGCATCGTCTTGGGGCCGATCGCGCCGTCAGGGTTCGTTCCAATCGCTTTCTGCATGGTTCTGATGGCACGCCCCGGCCCTGCATTGATCGCAAAGTCGAACATCAGATAGTCCAGCCCCGTTGGCAGCTCGTCGGCCTTGACCGCATCCCAATACTTCTTGCGGTACATCGGTGCCACTGTAGCCGGGGTCAATGCGCGCATCTCTTTTTCGCCAACAGCTTTGCCGACCCATGCTTCCCACACTTTCTTAGTGACGCCCAAGTTGGTCATGCCGCCTGGGTCAAGTTTGTGGTGAACGTAACCGCCTTCGTGCTTCAGAATAACCTTCAGCGCCTCGTCAAAGTTCTCTTTCATTTCTTGTCAGGCGCAACAACCCCAATCAGACCAGCGATAGCCAGACCGGTGGCGATGATAGCGTCGGCCATCTGCGGTGCAATGGGCACACCGGCAGCTGCCAAGAACAGAAACAGGCCACGCCAAGTAGATGGCTCTTTAGCACGGGCGAGAATAAACGATTTCATAATGCCTCCTTATTTGTCCTGCTTGTTGTCGAGCTTGTCGAAAATTTTGGCTAACATTTCTTTCACTTCGCGCATGTCGTCACGGTAGTCCTCACGGGTAACATAAATGTGCGGCATGGCGCGCACGTCGGTGTCTAGCCGGTCGATGGATCGGTGGATGTTGTTTAGAATCCAGCCACCAAAAAATCCGGCAATAGCGACTGCGATGTTAAATAGCACTTGCGAGTCCATCTACTATTTCCTCAAATTGTTTCGGTTTTCCGGCGCTAACACGTTGACCACAGCCCCGCGCCCTTCTTTTGGAATTACCGCCCACTCCTGCGGATTGTTCAGCGCGCGCAAGACGGCGCTGCGTTCCACAGCCGGCAGCGTATCAATCAGTTTAGCCATATCTTGACCAGACTTAGACGCTTCCGTCAACTTGTTCATAACAGCTTTACCAAGTTTTTTCTCCAGCGCATCTAGCGCCGTATTGGTTGCGGTAGCCGTGCGGCTAAACGCAAAATTTGGCAGCCTAAATCTTGTTTGGTTGGCCTCGATCAACTCCCGCAACGCGTCGCGGCCAGCCGCAGCCTGCTCGCCCACGCGGATGTCACGCTTGATTTCGCCTACGACGCCTTTGAGCGTAGTCACGGCTTTGTCGCTCATCGTTTTAATAATGTCGTAGCTGCCAGACCCAAACACTTTTTCGACTTCTTTAGGGCTGTTGCCTTCAACTAATTTGACAAACGCTTTCGGGTCATTCTGATACATCTCCAGCGCTTTGGCCGACATCTTCTTTTCGCTGACTGCTTTTAGCCCCTGCGAGTACGCGTCAAGATAAGCACCATAGCCTTTACCGCCCGCGTCTTCAACTGCTTTAACAATCGAAGGCCGCACGCTTTCCAGCACCTTGGCAGCCAACTCTTTCTGCGCTTTAGGGTCGTTAGGGTGCAGCTGCTTGGCTACAGCGTTGACCGAATTCTTGCGAATGGTGTCTAGCGCCCACGCGTCAATCACGCCGCCCAGATTTGTCCACTGCTTGATGTCGGATGCGACGCGGCCTAAAGCGCGTTGCAGATCGCGGTTGCCTGGCGCAAGTTTAGGGTCAGCTAACGTCTTCTCAATGTTGGCGACAATCGCGTCGCCTTTGAGTGGTTTTAAGCCGTGGGCTTCCAAACTGTTAGCCGCAGCGGTCGCAAAACGTGACGCCTCACCAAATATTAACGAGCCTTCGGCGGCTTGTGTGGCCACGTCATCAGCGCGTTTAGCTAGCTCACCTTCATAGGTGTAGCGAGGCGGCGTAGGCATCCCACGTTCAGCAGCGCCGCGCTGCGCGCCCATGCCCGGCAGACGTTCAGCAGCAGCGCCCATGCGCCGTACTGTGTCAGCGTCTCTTGCAGCCAGCGTGCCCATGCGTTCGGCTTGCGCTTCTAGTTGAGGCTTTAATACGCCTGCCGTATTGGCCGCTGCCATTTCAACTTCAAGTTGCGGCACCAACTGTTGACGTAACTGATTCTTAGCTTCGCCTTGCGCGGTTCTAGCACCCGTCTGCGTCTCAGCGCCAGCCAACTCAGCTAGACGGTTAATCCGTGCAGCTTCTTGAGCTTCGGCGGTGGTCAACAAATAGCGAGGGTCACGCTTGGCAGCCTGCTCCAGCAGTGCTTGCGTGGTGGGCGACGTCAAGTCGGCGATCGACTGCGCAGCGGTCACATCGGTTGGCGCGCTGCGAGCCAAAGCGCGAGCGGCAGACACGTCTATGCCCAATGAGTCACGCAGGATCTTAGCAGCCTTTTGCGAGCCGATTTGGCCGGACAAGGTGTCATACAGCCAACCGACACCACGCCCGCCCAACTGCAACGCTTTATCAACATAAGGCGCTGCGACTTGGCCGCCTGCTTCAAAAATAGCGCCTATCAACAGATCGCGAGTGCCGGCTGAAATGCCTTCCATCGGTGTCATCTCAGGTATGTTGCCCAACGCAATGTCAGCTTGACGCAACAAACCTGACGCTAACCCGTAGCCGCCAGCCGAACCCATAACAACGCCAGCGGGACCGGCAGGGGCGCCAAACATTCCCCCCGTTATAGCGCCTGTAGCCTCTATGAGCGGCCCAGTTAATTCGCGTGTCCCGCGAGCAACGTCGTATGCCATCGGGTATTCTTTTGCCCATGCGGGCGGCTGCACGCGAGGGCTGGGTATTTCATTTGCAGGCTTCTGCTCTGGCGTTGCAGGCAATGGGATGTCTGACACCCAGTTGTCGTCAACAAGGTAGGCTTTGACACCTTCTTTGTTGGTGGCCGACTGCGTGATGGGCCGCCACTGCCCATTAACGAGCGCAACGCGCTCGCCAGTATCAGGATTGGTTGCGGTTTCCAGAGCCATTATTTTTTGTCTAGCACAAAGTTTGCGGGCGGAGGCGGTGCAGGTCTTGCGCTAGGCGTGCCGGGTTTAGCTTTACCTTTACCGGCCAACAGATTTTCTAAGTTATCTAGCGCAGCTTTATTAGACTCCAAATCTAAAGTGGGGTCGGTCGCTGCGGACAACCACAATTTCAGTTCAGCGTTAGAGTCAAGTTGTTTAGCAGACAAACCTAACGCGCTCATAATTTGGGTCATCAGCAATGGTCGAGTCTGCGCAATCTTATTACGCTCAGATTGCGCTTCAGTGCCAAATATGCGGCCCGTAAGCTGTCCGGCGCCCGTTGTACTTAAGTACGCGCCTACATTAGTGCCTGGTAGATTTTGCGTTGAGGTAATGCCGCCCAACTTATCGAGCTGGTCAAA